TGGTAGTACACGAAGAGATTTAACTGAACTTAGACCACCAAAAAAATTTCAAAGATTTGGAGTGTTTGCATCTCCAAACAAACAAGGGACAATTAAATTTACTGGTAATAAAGGTGCAATTTATGAAATTGATGCTAGTGATATTTCATCTATAAAAAATATTTTACGTTTTAATAAAAACAAAGTTTTTGATGCAGATAATCCATCGTCAAATGTATTAAGATTAATTGATAAAAATATAATTAAACTTAACAATTCTAAAAAAACTGGACTAACAAGACAAGATGATGTAGCAGCAGCACGTCACTTAAAAGAATTTAAAAGTGATATGTTAAGTTCCAATAATTACATATCAGGTTATGGTAAAGGTGTAGATGATTTTTTAAATAAAAATAATTATAGTGTTATTAAAACAACACCTACTTTTCCAAAAGGAAACACAACTCCAAACTATATTTTTACAAAAGATAAAACTTCAATTAATGATAAGTTTTTGACAAAATCAGAAACAAGAATTAGTCCTAAAACTGGTCAGCCAGAAAAAATATATTTAATTGAAACAAAATAATATGAACATAGACCAATGCAAAGCTGATATAAAAAGACACGAAGGCGAAGTCCTAGAAATTTATATGGATAGTTTAGGCTATAAAACTCTAGGAGTTGGTCATTTATGTCAACCAAAAGACCCTGAATATAATTGGGTAGTAGGTACACCCGTATCACAAGAGGTTGTTGATATGTATTTTGAGTATGACTTTGATAAACATTTGTATGAAACTATTCATGTGTTTGGAAGTGAAGAAGCATTTTACAATTTACCAGAACCTATACAGCACGTCTTAGTTAATATGTGTTTTAATCTAGGTGGTACAAGACTTTCTAAGTTTCGCAATATGTTAACAGCTTGTTGGGAACATAACTGGGATGAAATGGCTAGACAAATGCAAGATAGCAGATGGTTCTATCAAGTAGGTAGAAGAAGTGTAGAATTACAAGATGTAGTATTGGAGCAAAGATAATGTTACTTTATACCGAGACCCAACTAGAACAAGCATACAGAATAGACTGTAAAGCTCGTACAAAATCAAATGAACAATGGATTACTCTTGAAGAGTTTAGACCTTTATATGAAGAATTAATGGAACACTTTATGACTTCTTACAAAGAAGGAGATGTGTTACCTGATAATGTGCCAGAATATTTAGTTGATTCAATCAATGAATTACTTGAACTAACTTTAATTTTAGATAACTAATATGTTCCCATTTGAAATAATAACCATGCTAGGCTCTACTTTAATTAGTAGTATGTTAAGTCTGTGGTCTCAGCGTATGAAGGCTAAACAAGACGAGCAAAAGATGTTGATTACAAGAGGTGAGTTTCAACTCAAAGCTGTAGATGCTGCACGAAACGTAGAAAATGTAGGGTTTCAGTGGACAAGACGTATCATTGCACTCTCGTCAATCTTTGCAATTGTTATACTACCTAAACTAGTAGCAGTATATTATCCTGATGTAGATGTAACAGTAGGGTATACTGTATTTAATCCGGGATTTTTATTCTTTACAGATGGTAGAGAAGTATTTGAATGGATAACTTTTCAAGGCTTGGTAATAACACAATTAGATACAAACTTAGTATCGGCTATTATTGGAATGTATTTTGGTGGTAGCTTAGTTAAAAAATAGGAGAAAACAAAAGCTGAAAGCAGTCGAAGGAATCTGCGTTATATGTATTGTTTGTCAGATATATGTAATAGTTTCGGGATACTATTACTTTTTCTAACAAATACAAAAGATAAACAAGAACAAAAAAGAATGCTATTGTTAGCTTCACAGGGAAATTACAACTTAAAAATGGTGATATAAATGGGAAATGATTATAGACCTCCGGGAAGATTTGGAGGAGACATGGACAGAAATGAGGTTGAGATTGACCTTAATAAGTTTATGGCTTTACTACAAGAAAAGTCTGAATTAAAAGAAAGAATCAGAGAGTTAGAAGATATTAAAAATGATAACCCATATCAAAAACTTATCTTTGTAGCTCAAGCAATAGACAGTTGGAGAATAATTCCTAGAGCTTTTTTAAGTGTGTATATGTATTTATTATATTATACTACGTTTTGGTTTATGGGTTTAGACGACCCGACCATGCAACAATCAGGGTTAATATCAGTAGTCGTAGGGGCAGGAGCAGCTTGGTTTGGTCTCTATACAAATTCATCTAAGTCTAAAGGAGACTTTACTAAAGGAGGGCAATAATAGTGACAAGGCGAACACTAAATCAAGATTTTTTTCTACCACTAATTATAATTAGTTTGTTTGGTATTTCATTTGCTTTGAGTGCAGACCAGACAGGAGATTGTACAGCAGGTACACAGTATTGTGAGCAGAATAGTTTAAATACAGCAAACACGACAACGACTACAAACACTAATACTAATACAAATACTAATACGAATACTAATACAAATACAAATAATAATACAAATACTAATACGAATACTAATGTTTCAACTAATACCAATACAAACGTCAGTACTGCAACAAATACTAATGTTAATACAAATACATCTAACAGCAATTCTACCAATACTAACAACAATAACAACGTCAATACGTCTACATCTACATCAAATTCTACAGTAAACTCTACTGTAAATCAAAATGTAAATAACACAACGACATCTAATAATACAAATGTTAATACGTCTACCAATACTAACATTAATAAATCAGAATCAGATTCAAATGTTAATACTAACAACGTAAACGAAAATAATAACAATACAGTTAGTAACAACACAAACAAAAATATTAATGAGTCAAACTCTACACAAACTATTAGGCAAGAAATAAAATCAAAAGCTCCACCAGCATCTGCTATAGCTCCATCTATAATGTCTTATTCACAAGACTTATGTACTACAGGAGTATCAGGTGCATTTCAAGGACAGGTGTTTGGTTTATCTGGTGGTAAAGCTGTTAGAGATGAAAACTGTGAACGTCTAAAGCTTTCGAAATATCTCTATGATACCGGGATGAAGGTTGCTTCTGTTGCAATACTTTGCCAAGATGTTAGAGTTTTTAAAGCTATGAAAATGGCTGGAACTCCTTGTCCATATGAAGGTAAAATAGGTCAAGAAGCTAAAACTTTATGGGCAGATAACCCTCATAAAAGACCTGACATAAAAGATGCAGAGAAAGAATATGTTAGAGAATGCACACTAGAAGACAATCCTAATAGACAAGCAATAAAACGAGATGTAGTAGGATTGGTAAAGAAAACTTACACAAGAAAAACTAAAACTAACAGGCAATGCAAAAAAGAATTTTATGGCAAGTAGCAATTCTTTGTTTAAGTTTTAATCTATCTAGTCAATACATCTATGAAGGCAATCAGTCTTTAATAGATTTAACTAATCAAACAGGTACAACAAATTTAAACTCTGGAGACGACCAACTATCGTCTGCATTTAATTTAGATTTTACTTTTAATTTTTACGACCAACAATTTACATCTGCTCGTATGGCTACGAATGGATGTCTTCACTTTGGACTAGGTACAGGTAATATAAACTATAATAATTACTGTGGTGATTATACACCTGACCCACTTCCACAATACAACTACACACTTTTTCCTTTCTGGACTGACTTAATTAGAGATGGTAACTCTAAGATGTTGGCAAAAAACTTTACTGATAAAACAGTCTTTGGCTGGTATGATATGCGTGAGTATAATCGTAGTGGTTCTGATAACAGTTTTGAAGTAATACTCTGGACCAACTCTAGTTTTGATTTCAGATATGATGGGTTAGATATAATACAACATGATGTTTTAATAGGTGAACAAAAAGACTCTACAACTTATTATGAATATTTATTTTATGATGAGTGTAATACTGGTACAACTAACAGCTCAAGTTGTGTAAGTGCTGATTGGAATAATTCTAGTTTTAATACACTTTTAGAGAATGGAGGGTCACTATATGGTTCGGGTTCTGGTAACAATCTTAACTGTAGTAATCCTTTAAATGATATAAACTGTCCCGGTTACTGGGAAGCATATGATGATTTACAATGTGATTTAGATTCTCAGTATGCACCTTTTTGTCGTGGTTACAGGCAAGAAGAGTCCGTTGCATTCTTTGATGATGAGATGGTTGATTATGGATTTGTAGATGAACAGGAGCAGTTTGCTACCGGTATATTTATAGACGAGCAGTTTGGGTATGAAGACTTTGAAGAGTATGACACTTTTTTTGAGTATGACACTTTTGAAGATGAATTATTTATAGAACCTTTATTTCGAAATGAACAGTATGACACATTCCCGGAAGAGTTTGAAATGTTTGAGCCTGATAACTTTCGAGAAGAACAAGGTCCAGAAGAGTTTACAGTTGTTCTAGCTTTTGAAGAGTTTGATAATCATCATCTTGACCCCTTACCACGAATAGAAGATACACTCTTAGAAGAGTTTGTATTACAAGAAACATTTTTAATAGAAGACTTTGAAGAACCTGTAAGGATTGTAGAGTTTGAAACTATGGAAGAGTTAGATGAATGGATAGAAGAAGAAAGGCAGCATGGGAACAGAGAAGACATAAGAGAAGAAGAAATATTAGAAGACGAGCAATTAGAAGAAGAAGAAGAAATTGAAGAAATTATACATGAAAGCGAAGAAGAATTATTAGCAGATGAGCAAGAAGGTAAAAGTTCAATAACAAGAGAGATGGCATTGAGTGTTGTAACAAGTACTTATCAAGTTGCAAGAGATAGTATATACACAACAGTTCATGGTAATCCTTCGACAAGTGGGGCATCTAGTTCAAGTATGTCTGGTTCATCATCCTCTAGTTCAACTGGTAGTGTATCAAACTCTCCAAGTATATCGGACCAGTTTAGTTCATCAACTGCACAAACTAATCAGATATTAGACATGACAACTACAGTTACAACTACGAATAGTGTAAGCACAATGAGTTCTAATATTAGTAGTATATCGACTACCTCAGTATCTGATACTACTACAACTTCGCAAAGCATACAAAATACAATAGATGTTTCAATTAACAATCAATCTGGAGAAGATACACAAGAGTTAGTAGAAACTATCATAGCTGCAAATTTACAACAAGCACAAGAAGAAGTAGAAACTCAACAGCAAGAAACTGGTGAGTATGGTTCAGAAGATACTATTATTGCTTATATGTCATTCGTTCCAAACTTTAACACATATGCTACAGCTTATATACCTAAACAAGAACAATGGTATGAGTCAACAGACATTTATACAAGTAATATAATGACTGATAATATAGAAGCATTCTATGGATTAGCTGGGCAAAGTTTAGAAACTTTAACACAAATAAAAAACTTACAACCAAACTTATAGGAGGAGATTATGGATTGGTTACAAAATAAAACAACACAGTTTATTGCATTGATAGGTATTATTGGAACTCTTGCAGGGTTTGGATATACCGGAGCTACCTATGTTAATAGAATTGAAAACCTAGAAACAAAAGCTCAACAAGCTAAAGAAACAGATGATGGTTTAGGCGAGATTGAAAAACGTATAGAAGCTTTAGAAACTTCTGTATCTTATATAAACAAAACCATTGATGAAACTGTTTTGTTAAAACTTAATAATATTGATAACATCAAGTCTGATTTATCAGGCATGAAAGCTGATATCGAAAGTGTTAAGACTGATATAAAAATATTTAAAGAAGAAAATAAAAATCCGTTAGCTGGATAGTTATAACGATTTCATTTCTCTTTGTAAATAAGTATGTAAGGGTTCGAGTTTATCCTTACCCTTACGTAATATTGTTTTAATAATATCTCTTTCATCTATAGGAAACAATTCATCAACCATATTTTCTGGCAGCATACTAAACTCTGTAACGATTTTATTATCACGAGTAAGTAATACTTTGAAACTAACTAGGTTAGCTTCCGACTTGTTTATCATCTTGATTCTCCAAAGTTGCAAAATTAATTTTATCTTGCCTTCCTCTTAGTCCTGCTTTCATATAGGAAGTAGCTCTACCCTCAAAGAAATTTTGATGTTCAACACCCATTACTTCATCTAACCAAGTTAACGGGTTTTCTCGTTGGTCATAATTAGTTTTTAATCCTAGCTGTAGTAATCTTCTATCAGCTATGTATCTGTTGTAAGCATACATATCTTCTTTACTTAGACCTTGTATGTCTCCCATTTCAAACACTAAATCTAAGAACTTATCCTCTAATGTAACCATTTGTCTACATATATCGTACAATTCTTTCTTAAAATCATCTGTCCATATTTCTAAGTTTTCTTGAATAAACTGTCTAAATAATTTAGTCATAGCTTCTACGTGCATAGATTCATCACGGATAGAGTAGGTTACTATCTGTCCCATACCTTTCATTTTACCGAAACGTGGGAAGTTTAACAAAATAGCAAAGCTGCTAAACAACTGTAGTCCTTCTGTAAAAGCTGAGTAAACTGCTAAAGTTTTAGCAATACTTTTCTTATCTCTTCTGGTTGTTTTGATATCACTAATATACTCATGTTTATCTGCCATCTCTTCATACTCTGAGAATGCTTTATATTCTATGTCTGGCATTCCTACAGTATCAAGTAATAAACTATATGCGTGTTGATGTATTGACTCCATGTTTGCAAATGAACACATCATCATTCTTGCTTCTGGCTTTTTAAATATACGCATATATCTATCTATGTATCCAGAACCAACATCAACATCTGACTGAGTAAACAGTCTAAATATTTGAGTTAATAAATTACGTTCTGTATCAGATAAATCTTGCCAGTCTTTTACATCTGTGTGTAATGGTACATCTCTGGGTAGCCAATGCATTTGATTTTGTAAATCATAATAATCAAACATCCATGCATCATCAAATGGTTTGTAATATTCTCTATTTCCTAATAAACTCATTGTTTCTCCTATCTAAATGGTTTTATATCTTGTATCCATGTAACTAAAGACCAGCGTTCTCCTTTTGTTACTGGGGTTATTTTATGTAATACGTAGCTAGGAAACATTACCATGTCACCTGCTTCCATATATATTGGTCTATCTGCTCCTTGTTTCAATACCAACTCACCACCATCACATTTATCATCTAATAATATAGACACAGATATTTTTCTATTAGAATAAATACCTTCTCCTATATCTGTATGCCAATCATAATGATGTCCGGTTTTATAATGTAGTAATTGTAGGTTATCAAAGATACCTGCAATATCAAATCTAAACGATGTAGCATTGTGTGATTTAACAGTATCATAAATTAATTCTGCTAAACCTAAATCTTGTATGGGGTATACATCAACTTGTCTAACTGAGTTAGCTTTTTTAGAATTGTCTTTATCGTGAACTTTACCTTCCCACTTTTCTACAGTCTTATGCATATTTTTTATTCTTACTCTTTCAGAGTGTGTTAAAAAATGAGTAGCATTCGTAAAGGTTGCAGGTTTTAAATTGTTTGGTTGTTCTACATACATACTATCCCTCACAAGCTATACATTCAACATCTTCAAGATTAATTCTAGGAACTTTAATGTTTACATCCTCTGCATTTCTGGCTGCGTTGGACCTAAAGTAGTATAAAGATTTTAATTTGTTTGCACCATACCAATGAACATCATTAACATACTGCATATATTCATCATGTACTTCTTGAGATTCGGTAGCTTTAGGTAAAGTAAAGAATAAATTAACAGACTGAGATTGACATATAAACTCTTGACGTTTGTATGCGTGTTCTACAATCCATATCTGATTTATTTCATTAGCAGTTTTAAATATTTCTTTTTCTTTATCTGTTAGTATATCTAAGTGTTGTACTGAACCATCTTTACCAGCAATATCTTTCCATAGTTTTTCTAGTTCTTTTACTTTTAATCCTTTAGACTTTAAAAGTTTTTCTAAGAATTTATTTTTTACTTGGTAACTTCCGGATAAAGTTTTGTGCGTATATACGTTAGCCCTATATGGCTCAATCGAAGGAGATGTGCCGCTACAAATAATACCAGAAGAAGCATTAGGAGCGACAGCCAAAAGGTTAGCATTCCTAAAACCAGACCCACTAATATCAGGAGCTTCACCACGTTGTTCAGCGAGTTCTTGAGAAGCCGAAGTGGCTCGTGATTTAATATGTGAGAAAGCCTTATAGTTAAATCCTGTGGCGAAAATACCTTCAAACGGGATGTTATGTGATTGTAAGTAGGCATGAAATCCCATTGCTCCCAAACCGAGTGACCTTTCTCGATAAGCTGAGTACGCAGCTCTAGTAAATCCTTCTTTACCCTCTCGTATGTATTTTTGAAATCTTTTAAAATTTGCATTATATTCTCCTAGTTGTGTTGTGTCGATAGCATTATCAATAAAGTGTTGAATAATATTATCAAGCATCGTAATTAAATCTTTAATAAAGTTTTCGTCTTGAGACCATTCATCAAAGTATTCTAAATTAACAGAGGATAAACAACAAACTGCTGTTCTCTCTTCGTTAGTAGGTAGTGTTATTTCAGAACACAAATTACTTTGTTTTATTTCTAGTCCTAAGTCTTTTTGTTTTTGTGGTAATGCAGCATTACAGTTATCAATATTAACAATATATGGTTCACCTGTTTCGGCACGAGCATTAATTAACTGCCACCATAAATCTCTAGCACTTACAACTTTAACAGCTTCATTAGATTTAGGGTCAACCAATCTCCAATCTGTATCGTCTTCCACAGCTTTTAAAAATTCATTAGTAATGTTTACTCCATTGTGCAGGTTTAAACATTTTCTATTTATATCTCCACCAGATGATTTTCTCATTTCAATAAACTCTTCTATCTCTGGATGTGAGATATCCATATATGCAGCATAGCTACCACGTCTTGTTACCCCTTGATTAAAGGCTAACATCTGTGAGTCAACTACGTGCATGAATGGGATAGAACCAGTAGACTTACTACCATGAGTAGTAGATACACCATTACTTCTAACATCTCCCCAAAATCCACCAATACCTCCGCCTGAACTCGCCAACCAAATATTTTCATCATAGTGAGAAGATAAACCACTCCTGCTGTCAGGAACATAATTGAGGAAACAGCTAATAGGTAAGCCACGACTTGTTCCCCCGTTACTAAGTATAGGAGTGCTAAACATAAACCAACACGAGGAACTGTACTGATAAAGTCTTTGAGCCAATTCAAAATCTGTGACACCTTTGAAGGTTGCTCCGAAGGTCGCTGCTCTGGCAAATGCTTCTTGGGCATGGGTTTCTTCTCCTGTAAAATATCTATCTTTTAATGTATCAAGACTAAACTTATCTAGTTTTTTCTCGTTATCATAATTAATTTTTATACCTAAATATTCTTTAGGTCCTACTTTATCCTCTGTCATTAACTGTTCTCCATGTCATGTACATCAAGCATTATTATAGCATAATGTAATATCTTTAGCAAATCATTTTTATTCTTACCATCTTTATTACCATAGCGTTTGGCATACTTCATAATATTACCCATACAAAAACCTTCTCCATGTCCGGAGTCTATAATAACATCAGTAGCTTGATACTTATCAGAAGCATAATGTTCATTATAAGTATTATCAATATATGTTAATAAATTATTTATATGTTGGTCCTCATTAAATTTATATGTCATAATATATCCTGTAAAGTTATGTTAGGATTTCTCTTAACTTGTTTGTAAAACCAACGCAAACTATATGCACTTAACATAAATTTATTATTAGCAAATATATGTGTTTGACTGGGGAGAAATTTATATAAGTTCTTTTTAGTAATTTTAGAAGTGTCCTCTTCATCTGGAACCATTGTGCGTAGCCATTCTATTAATAATGTTTCTGCTTTACGTCTTAATTTTTTAGATTGTTTTCCACTCATAGTTTTGTTGGGTCATAATTTTTAACTAACTTCCAATAAGTTAGAATGCTATTAAACATAGACAAGTGTTTTGTATGTGTATCTTTATCCCAGATGTGACATGAAATAAACTTAGGGTCTTCTCGGTCTACAAAGATAGACACTCGTTCTGGTGCATCATAATTAAAACCTTGTGCATATGCTGATAATTGCATAGCATGGTCGTCATAAACTAACTTAGCCGGGTCTTTATCTTTTATGTTTACTTTAGTTTTAAAATCAATAAAGATGCCAGACTTAGAATATAAATCTATCTTACCACCATAACCTTGAGAAGCACAAAAAGAATCCTCTGCAAACCATTCTTCGTTAGGAAATGTTTCATCTAAAAAATTTTGTATAACTTGATAAGTTTTATTTTTAGACTTACCTAAAAATCCTTCTTCTATTTTAGCATGAATTTTAGTTCCAGACTTTGCAGCTTCTATCCCTA